GCCTGACCAGGTACAGTCGTATAATCTTGTTCAAGAGACATTATATATTTTGAACGTTTGTAAACTTTAAGCCCTAAGTAGAGAATTAAAGATATGAAACTATCATGAATTATGGAAGAGATTCGAAAGAATCACAACGACGCCAAAAGGGAGCTTATCCAGAGTGTTACTAAGAGTGGTCAACACATTCTTGATGTTGGGTGTGGTTTTGGTGGTGATCTACAGAAGTGGCACAAATGTGGTGCCAATATCAATATGTGTGATCCGGAACCTACAGCTCTCGTTGAAGCCAAATCTAGAGCAAAAAACATGCATATGCGGGTGAATTTTTACGAGGGTGACATACACAACTGTCCAAAGCGGAAATTTGAGGTGGTCTGTTTCAACTTCTCGTTACATTACATATTCAAGACTAGGGATCTCTTCTTCAGTTCCATCCACGAAATCAGAAAACGCGTAAAACCAGGCGGACTTTTGATAGGTATCATCCCAGATTCGGAAAAGATCATATTCAAAACACCGCTTCAAGATGATATGGGAAACTTCTTCAAACTCAAAGATCATGGGAATGGTGGCTTTGGTGAGAAATTGTTTGTACACCTGACAGACACCCCATATTACGCAGAAGGACCCAAGTCAGAGCCAGTTGGATACAAAGACCTATTGGTCACGCACCTAGAGGAGCTTGGATTTAAATTACAACTTTGGGAGGGCCTTCGGGGTAACCCAATCTCAGAGCTGTACAGTAAATTTATCTTTGTTTATACTAGATGATACCCTTTTTAGTATTGATCGTGATCAACCTGATCATACTTTTCATGATACGTGAACCAGAGAATTTCGCAGAAGTGAAAAGGAGATACAAAATTCTCAGAGAACACATTGAGAAAACGAACAACGAAAAGTTTCGTGTATTGATACACCCAATTCCATTGACAGCATTGAGGAAGATGTCAGGGACGGTGGGTTACAATGTCAATAAAGGGGCGGACATAACCATATGTATAGATGGTGAAGTGAATGAGATTATGCATGTGTTGATTCACGAGCTTGCGCACAGTACGGTGCCAGAGTGGACACATTCCGAAAACTTTTGGAACAATTTCACAGAGTTGAGGGGTGTGTGTGAATCTATAGGAATTTACACTAGATTACCTGACAAGACCAAATTCTGTGGTCAATACATTCAGGATAAATAAAATCTCGTAATAAGATAAATGCAAACTCCTGTTAATGATATGTTAGCAGCGATTTTTTCATGGATTGTGTTCTATGTCGTTACACAAGTTCCTAAGCACACTGATAACTACTACACAAATCTAATTTTCTTAACTGTTATTATTCCCAACGCCGCTCGTGCCATTGTTGGTGAAATTCCCCGTCTCGCAGTCGATCGCTCTTTCTTTGCTATGGCGACCCTTTTCGCGCTCATCATCACCTTCGCTATTAACGAAATGTGGAAGCGTTCTAAGGATACTGTCAAGAATTTTCATAAGAGTGATAGAAGGAAGCATTTGGAGTTAAACGGTGTTTTAGCTGGTGCTTTCATTGGCGGTGCTTTACTTACCTACTTCAGTGGCATAGATAATTCCATCTATAACAACATGATGCAGGCTTAAGCTCTAATGATGTAACTCTTCGTCAAGAAGAAGATAATAGCAGCCACTGCGCCAGTAGTGGCTAAACCAACCATACTTCTACCCCCTTGTTCGTTAAGGAACTTGGGGATAGAGGTGGCAAGCCTATCCTGAATAGGCTTACTCACAGCAATAGCGGTGCAAGCAGCTACGACGAGAGCGGTAAGTTGATCATCGGTAAGATTGAGAGGATTCTTGCTCTCGGGAGCTTCCTCCTTGGTCTTGGGAGAAGGATAAGCAGCTTGGGGTTGAGCAGCGACCATCTGGGGCATAACACCTTGTACCCTGGGATCCTCGGTCATCGTGGGTGGTTCCATCATAATGTCATTAATGGGTGTAGAGTCCATAGTGTCTTTATTTGTACCCATATTTTTTTCAGGTGCTTTAAACGCTGTAGAAGGTTTATCATTTGTATTTAATGGTACCATACCATCACCATCATCAAAAAGGTTCATAGTGGGAACGTCTCCGGAAGCCATATTAACATTATCCTATGTTTTCTTAGAGTTCAAGTGACGCGCTTATTTCTTTTTTGTAATCGTAAGTTTGGTTTTCTTCGTTGTCTTTTTGGCGTCCTGTTCCATTTGATTTACATGCTTTGGATTGTACATCTTTTTATGCATATTCCAAAGTTGAGGGCTACCAACCCTAAAATTTTTCCGAAGAGTTGCTTTGTACCAAAATACACAATCCTGAATCTTGTTAGACTTCACAGTATTGTCTAACACGAGGCATTCGTAATTTTCTGTACAAGCGTCCATCACCTTACAAAACATATCGAAAGAGGGGAATATACCAAAAAAGGATTTGTACAGCTTCTCTCGATTCTGAATTATGTTCTCGCGAAGGATAAACACATAATCCACGTTAGCTCGTAGCGCTGGTGGTAAGTCCATAACATATTGCATCGTCAACATAAAGAATATCTTCCAATGACGACCATTCATAAAACACTGCCTAATACACGTATCTTTTAGGAATTTTGAGTCATACATACAGTCATCTAAAAGCATAAAGGCTCCACAATTCTGTTTGCCTGCACCCACTAGCTTTCTCTGTCTAGCCATAACCCTCTCGATAGCCTCTCTGTCATAATCCCCATAAACGAATAAGTCAGGAATGAATTCGGAATAAAAGTGATTTCCCTCTTCTGTCCCGGAAAGCACTATCCCTGCAGGAAGGTGTTTTTTATGATACATAATATCCTTAACTAAGGTTGATTTACCTGTATTACGCTTCCCTATGAATACACAAACCCTATCATCAGTGATCGTCTCGGGTTTGAATTTCTTCAACTGAAGATTCATTCTAGTATAGCGTTTCGTTTTATTTACGAAAATTTTACTCACATCCTGAATCTAAGTAATAATAGTAAAAATCTTTTACTCTTAAATACTAAAGATGAATATGCAAAGTGGTTTTGGTGATGCTGGAGACAGAATGGCTGAACAGTACATTGAAACAATGACTAACATTCTTCTTCCTGTTTTTGAAAAGGGTACCTTGCTCGCAGCCGAATATTGCAAGGCTTGTGGGAGAAATACATTACTCTCAGAAGACATGGAATATGCGATGAAATACTGTGCAATGAACGCAGTTGGTGAGACTGTTGGATCTATGTTCCCAGATTTATACGAAGATGTCTGTGAAGACTCTGATGAATCAGACGACGACGAGGAAATGGAGGTTGTAGATGTGAGTGAGTGTCCTAAATTTGAGAGATACACAGGATCAGACCATAAATTCATTCTAGTCAACGAGGCTTATGATCGTTGGGGTTCATGGATGCCACAAAATCCGACAGAACAGATGTTAAAAAATGCTATTAATAGTAATGAGCCAATGGGAGCCTGAAGGTTGGAACTTTGATGATTCTGGAGTAAAGCTTCACGTTTATGGTGAAAATGATGATTCGGATAGTAGCTCTAGCGGAGATATATCAGGGGACGATCAACTCTTTGCGAATTCAAAAAACGTTAAAAAGACTAAATATAAAAAAATTGAAAAGGAAGAATTATTACCAGAATAAATAATTTTCCTAACCTATAGTATACTACTCACGATGAAGGCGGCTATGCAAACTGTCAGCCTTGTTACCCAGGAACTCGAGACCCAGTCTCTCAATGCGATTGTTGCTGGTTTCTCTTTCGCGGCGGCAATGTCCTGGATGGATGTCGTTCGTTTCGTCATTAACCAGGTCATTAAGGTGCCCAAGAATGGTGGCGCCCAGTATGCGCTCACTGCGGTGCTTACTACTCTCCTCTCCATCGCGGTCTACATGATGGTCTCCACCGTGTCTACTCGCGTATCCAAGCCTGCTCAGCCCGTCTATGCCATTACCCGCTAAGTGGGTGGTGGTGGAGGTGGCACGTTAGATCCCCCTTTCATAAGAAACATCAATACAATACCGAAGAAGGCGATAATGCCTATGTAAATATAGACTTCCTGGTTGTACAGAATCTCAGTTCCCAGATTCTTTACTTTCTCCTCTTTCGTCTTTTCTTTCTTCTTCTTCATAAACTTATCTAATGGAACCTTTGTTAAACCTTCCAGTTTATCCGTAGATCCCTTTATTTCAAACTTAAATATATTATTCTCAGTAGGTTGCAACGAATAAACTCTTAACCGGTTCACATCCCCGTCTGATACACGAAGATAGAGTAACTCTATTTTGAGTTTGTTTATCATTTTGATGTTTCCTGTGTGAAAACGATGTATAACAGGGTCATCAGACCCATTATGTGTAAAAACACTTCCACTAGTTGAAGGTGTAAATATTATCCCCGTAAAATGTGGTTCCACATTTGAAGTAGTAAGACTCTGACCTAATTCATCGGAACCAACTGTAATTCTTACAATCATATGCGGCGCCGTATTATAGAATTGGTTTTTAACATAAAGCTGTGACGATACCAATTTAATTTCCGAAACATCATAGATAGGATTATCCAGTTCCACTTCAAAATTATTGGGATGAGAATATAAGGTAGTGTCACGACGCCCTGAATGTACGACAAGAGTGTGAACCTTCATTAAAATATAGGTACAATATTTTAATGACTGTTTTCAACAAATTGAAACAAAATCTATTAGTGAAGAGCATGAGAAAGGGGGTTATTCTCCAACTGCTTGGCAGCGAGACCAAGATTTTTGGAGTTGGGGTTTTCGTTACCCTTGTAAGGGTTGAACTGATGGAATGTCTTAGTCTGGTACTGTTGGGTCCATCCACCGTTGGCTGCATTCACTCTACCATCAATGCGTGAGGTGTCACTACGGACAGCGGTCAGTGCACCACCTTGCTTCAAAGCACTCTCTCTAACATTCATACGACCAGCGTTACCCATCCTATTTGGCTTTCCACGACGATCTTCGACTCGGAAACCATACTTAGCGAGTTCTTCGTTGGTCTTAGCACTGACTCGGCTAGCCGCACCACTCGTGTATGCACCATGGAAACTATGAATACCTGGGGCTGGTTGGTTATTGTACATATATTGTTCGTCGTTGCGATCAGCCTTGAACCTTGTGGGATCTTGGGCGAGTGTCTGAGCCGAAACCATACGCTTGCCACCATTGTACCCTAAGCCATCATTGCGCATACCAGTTTCGGAACGGTTGGTGGTTCTCTTAGTTCTCTCATGCTCATTACGGGGAACGACACCAGTCATTCCCTGAGCGCGTCCAGCCATAGTGGGTAATCTAGAGGGTAAATAAGAGGTTGTCTCGGGTTTGTTATGAGTAAGTTGACCAACCTTCGCGGAGCGGCCACCAGTAATATCGGCAGCTGGACCAGCGCGTCCTGGTAAAGTTGTAAGACGGTACTCACCAACGTTGATGGGGTTAACCCTAAACATTTGCTGATATCCACCGGATGCGGGAACACTCGAGTGTACACCTAGACCTGGACCAACAAGTTGCTTTTCAATTGGAGAGAGATTATTCATATGACCACGGTTAAACATTCTGTCGCGCATACTCAAAACCTCTTGACCACTACTTCTGTGTTGACGGGTAATATCAGCGAAACTTTCCATTTCCTGCTTAGGGGATGCTTTGACACGGGAAACAAAATCATTCTCTTGAAAAGACGATGGTTGAGATGAACCCATACCATCATTTGTAGTAGTAGGAGCCTTTGTTGTGGGACTATAGTTTTCAGTCTTGGATTTACTCAAAGTTCTTCCAGCATAAACGAGACCAGCTACGGCTAAAACCGAAATAGGATCAGCCATTCTTATTTCTTACTGACATTTTTATTAACATATCTTTTCTGGAAAAGACCGTTTTGGACATCGGCGCGGGTACTAGCAGGTTCATATTTCATGGTGCGAAGAGGAGTCTTGCATTCCATATTATTGAGGGGAAAGAGATTACGCTCGTGTGTTTGAACGATGTGTTTGTTGAAACGAGAAGTGGATTGAGGTCTAAGTTCGTCACTCGTATCGATGTATTTTGCTGGGGCACCCTTACCAGCCATATACGGTGCGGTACCATATAACATAGTGTTGGGTCGGGAACCACTATTTAAGTGGCTGGGCTGAGGGTAAACGAAAACTTCATCAGTCGCTTTTACACCTGGTAGGGCACCGGTGTTTTCAACAATAGAAAGACCAGGTTGAAGCTGATACGCCATTTATTATTACATGAGAATATTAATCTAACTATAGGTTCCACCACCGCCTCTCACACGACCTCCACCCCTGAGACCCCTAACATCTCCATCACTTCCAATTCCAGCGAACGCCTCCAATTGAACACCCCTGGCGTCAGGATTGCACAGCTTTGTGTCGGTTTTACACATAGGTCTATTTTTTGAACCATATAACCATTCCGCAAATGCAGTTTGATCGCCTGGAATTTTTGACACTGGTGCAGTAACAAACTGACGCTCAAAAGCATTTCTCTTGTGTGTAGGGAGCGCCGAACGAGATCGCCCCATGTCATAGTTAACTGTTTCACTACTAAACTTTTTAATCGAAGGTTGAGCTGTGGCATAATAGCAGGCTTCTAGACGATTTGGTGCATCTGTGTAATCTGTCATGAGCACGTTACCCATTGGATTATCCTTAGTAGGCTTTTGACAAACGGAGTACTTTTCCGTAGAATCGTATGGCTCCTTAATCAGTTTCGCCTTGTACATAACGTAAATGATAGACAGCATTGTTGCACCCAGAACAAAAATCCTGGGATCACGACGAATCACAAATAAAACACACATGGTGTAAATAATGAATCGTGATGCTGAATTGATCCTATCCTCTGGTGTTTGTTTGCTATTAGGCCAGAACTCTAAAATTTTTTTATTACTGACAAGTTGTTTAGGATCTTCGAACCAAACTTTCATTTAATATAGATGAGGTTTATTTTTTGGGGAGACGGCGAGTACCACCCTTTTTAGGTGCACCCATATCCATACCACCCATCATACCAGACATAGAACCCATCATGGCCATAAGTGCATCCTGATTAATATCACCACCCTCACCTGATGCCATCTTATCAGCCACATCCTTGGCCATAGCCTCAATGGCGGTGAGAGTATCCTCGGGTACAGATTGAATTGTGGTTCCTAGGATGTACAAAGTTTGGAGATACTGCCAAACAGCATCTTTAGTACCATCACCCATACGTTTCCATAGTTTGATGATATCCAGATCATTCAAAAAGTCAATATCCTTGGAATGAATGAGGATGAAGTCCTCGTTCTTGGTAGAAACACTGTCTGCATGGGGTTTTACGCTATCCATAAAACCGTTAACTAGGAGACGAGGACTCGTACTCTTAAGAAGGTCGAACGAAGTTAACATCTTCTTAATACTCTTTTCTTCTGGAAAAGTCTTGTGCAATTCCACAAGAAATTGCCCCATCATGTCGTTAAACGCAGTGACGGACGCCATTTTCTTAATAGTGCGGTGTAATCTTTAAGTTAGAAAGGGTCGTTAGAAATAACCTCTTTTTGACCAAGACCGTTAAGTACAATTACGTATACGAGAATTGCTACGAGTACAGCTGGTTTGGTATATTGATTCATTTCTAATTTACCTTCATTATTCAAATATGCTTTAAGGTGAATGTAACCTGCGGTTGTGACTCCGGCGAATAAGGCCGCGTATACTGGGTCGCGTAAGTAGTCGGAGAGTTCCATTTAATTATAACCAACTTTTTTTGTACGGTAGTCTGGGGCGTCTCCGAATAAAACATCATCTTCCGGCTGAGGCTGTGGTTCACCCTGTGGTTCACCTTGTGGTTCACCAGTTTCCGTTTGATCAGAATATTGAACACCTGGAACAGTTTTGAATTCATTCTCAAACCCATTTGGATCACTTTGCTCTTCCATTGGGTTCTCCATTGGTTGATTTTCCTGAAGTTCTTCTGGTGAGGGTTCGGGTTCTCCCATAGGGTCTTCTCCTCCCTCTCCATCAAATATATCGGGATCCTCTGTATCTTGGACATCCCCATCTAAATCTATATCTCTAGACTCTTGGGACATGTATGTCTGTAAAATCTGTTGAACTGGGATTAACTCCTTCACTGAGTTTTCAATAGCTGTACATAAACGAGTAGTTAACTTCTCATCTCGGTGGTAAATGCTCTGATCCTCATGAAAAATGTAGGGATCGCGGTAGAGATCCTTCGCGACGTTGTTATAACACGTTTGAATGAAAACCTCATTTGTTGGTAACTTCAGAGATATCTTCTTATTATCCGCCTTCAAACGAACAGAAGACAAAATTTTAGTACAAGCAACAAAGACAGCTGCTAAAAGATCACTAAACCAAGCACAACGGTTAGTAATGTTATCCGAGTGCGACTTGGACATGGCATTAGACCAGTTGGGCACTTCTTGAAGTAACTTCTGGAACATCATAAGGTGTTTCTTTCCCTTAGAAATGGTATGAGCTTCAGTGTATATATCATTAAAAACGTCAATCATAGGTGGACACATAATAATGCACATTTGTCCGAGATATTCCTTCTTCGCCTCGACGAGCACATTCAAATTGTCCATTTATGATTAAGTAGGTTTAAAAATCAAATTTTACTACGCACTTCTCCTGTACTTGTTGGCCATTTTCTTAAGATTCATTAAATCTGGGAAGGTCACCTCTTCATCATCTTCTTCACGCTCTTTCTTCCGTTTTGGTACCACCCAAGACACGTAAATGTCATATTCACTTACAAGTTGTACAGTGAATCCACCAAGTTGAAACTGCCTTACTACATATCGCGCAGCTGCTGATCTATCAAAGACTGGATATCCTATCAAAACCACTGGCACGGTTAAGAATACTTGTTTATGACCAAGTTCTACACATTGTTTAATCTTGGATGAAAATTGTTCGTAAATTTTAGTGTAGATTTCTTTGCGTATTCTCTTTCTCTTATCATCAATTTGTATTATATCATTGATGCTGATCATTACATTTAGCTCAACTTATTTTTTATCAAATCTAACTCACTGACATTGGGTACAGCACTTTCCTTGACTAACTTATAATCAACGAACTCTTTACCCCTAGAACCCTTTGTATAAACCTTGACATTTTCGGGGGCCTGATCACTCAGAGGTTGAGAGTGAAGAGATTTCAGTTTGAGCTTTTTACCATCAACAGTGAAAATGGAGGTAACAGCGAAACCGAAGGAGAATCCGTCGTTACGAATAACCATGAAAGTAGCTTTATAGAGCTGACCGACAGTATCCTCATACACATCAACTGATTGAGTCTCGATAATGTAGGTAGAGATTCCGAGGCGCTTGTTAAGCTCCTTATTCGTTTTAATAACAAGTTCCTCCATAACATCATGGTCAATCTTAGCCTCAATTTTGGAATAGCCAGATAAGTCTGGTCTGGGATCATTAAGCTTAACGTAATCAACCGGCTTCTTGTACCCTGAGAATCCAAAGGTATCTGTGAAATTTTCACGCCTGATCATAGTCAGGATGAGTAACATAAGTAAAACGCCGATGAAGATCTTAAATGAATCCATCTTTACTATAATGCGTTAATTTTTTTTTACAAAATACCCCATCTATTAGTAGATGTCTCTGTTGATATATAGCCCAAGGTGTAAGCATTCTATGGATATAATCCAGTATATTAATGATGAGCCACAGTTAAAGCAGCTTGTACATTACCATAATGTAAACACACAGGGTATACCTCCTCAATATAAAACAAAGATAAACCGGGTGCCAACGATGCTCACGAAAAATGGAAAGATTCTGGTAGGTGGAGAAATTAAGAACTGGTTAGACTCTCTCCTACCCAAAAAAGAAATTGATCACAGTGGTTTTGGTGGTAGCTTTTCTACAATGACATCAATAGATGGAAATGACAGAGATACCAGTATGTTTTACTTAGATAATTATGGTCAGTCGCTCCAGCCAGCTATGACCAAAGAATTGGAAGAGAAGATAAACCGCGACGTAAGTAAAGGTGACGTTTATACAGATTTAAAGATGTAACGCACTTTTTAAGTAGTCATGAAATTAGTTTCTATACAAGCTGCAGCCTTTAAGTCTACATTTGAGGTTCTAAAAGATATACTAAATGATGTAAATATCTATTTTCGCCCACAGGGTATGTATATAGTCACATTAGATACAGCAAGAACCTCGCTAATTGATCTATTTCTGGATGCTGATAATTTTGAAGAGTATCACTGTGACCAGGAAGAAATCATAGCTGGAATAAACATTTCAAATACCTTCAAACTTCTGAAAACGATAACGAATAATGACGTCATCAAACTCGAGATTAATTCAAAGGAATATATGAATATTGAAATCATGAATGAGTCTAAGAAAACAAATACTAAATTCCAACTCAAACTTCTGGATATTAATGAAAATAGTATAGAAGTTCCAGATGTTATGATGTCAACAATCACAACCTTACCATCTGTAGACTTTCAAAGATTGTGTCGTGATATGTCCAATATAGGTACAGATATTCAGATCAAAAGGGAAGGTAAGACGTTACACCTTGTATGCAACGGTGATTTTGCCAATCAAGAAACTTCTATAGAGTGCCCAGAAGAAAGTCCTCTCATCACAGGTCTTTATAGTCTAAAATATTTGAATATCTTTACAAAGGCGACGAGTATGTGTGCGTCTGTGCAAATTATACAAGAAACGGGTAATAGATTCTTAATCTTGAAATATAATGTCGCTAATTTAGGAGAGCTTAAATTTTACCTAGCCACTAAGGTAGCCGAAGATCTGTAGTAAATCCAGATGTTGTTTGGATCACCTTTTTCATACCTAATCCATTCATTAGAATGATTCTCGGTATTTCATCCTTTAGGTATTCGGGTTCGTAATACAAAAAATCAGTAAGTGAAACCTTTTGTCCATGGAAGTCGTTCCTGGGACCAGCGTACCGTTTCACCTTTTCAGTAATGTTTCTAATTGGCTTATCATCATGGTCAACTATCCAAACACTACTCAAAGGGATATTAAATGTCATACCAGATTGTTCTTCTTCACCTGGTGTAAAGTTGACGTCGTTAGATACAACACTGTATATCTTGCCGTTGAAATAATATTTAATTCGTAAAATGATGTGCTCAACGTTTTGAGGTATCGTTGTATTTCTAAACTCTTCACCTGTGACATCTACATAGAAGTTGTCCAATATACCATCCCAATCCTTACTTTCCTTTTCCCAAAACTCATCCTCCACTAAATATTTCATGTCAGTATTTATCGTATATTCAATTTCCTCTGACACAATACTGTAATCATTTGGAGTAACAAGTTTTTTATAAAAGAAATAAAGGTTACTTAAAAGTTTGACCAACATCCTTATATAAGAATGGAAGGTAATTTTTTAAGTAGATATAACAATAAAGTGGAAGAATGGACTGAACTAATAAAAACTGATCCTGAAAATAAAAGTAAATATGAATCGGAAATGTCCGACTATATGATCAAATGTATGCCCTTTATTGAACTACACATGTCAGAATCGGGAGAAAAGACCCACACAGATAATGTTTTCAATGTAAAGGAGACAGTGGGTCTCGCTAGAAAAGACATTTTCACAGATTATCTAGTTGAGGTGGAGAAGAAGAATATATCTAGACCAGTTGAGCGAACGGTTGATACATGTGTACACTGTGAATACAGTAATATCATTTTAGTAGCAAATACAAGTGATTTAATATGTGATGGATGCGGAAGGGTGGTCGCTGCTCACATCAATCAAGAACTTACTTATAGGGAAGAACAAGAAACATCCGATAAGATTGTAAATTATTCATACAAGCGTGAGAATCATTTCAATGAGTGGTTATCTCAATTCCAAGCACAGGAAACCACGACTATACCCCCTGAAGTTATGGATCAACTTAGGGCGGAACTTAAGAAGATGAAAATCAAGAAATTAGACGAAATCACACATGCTAAAATACGAAGTCTCCTCAAAAAGCTTCGCCTTAATAAGTACTATGAGCATGTACCATACATCACAAATATTTTGAATGGAATCAAACCTCCAAATATGCCTGCAGAGTTGGAAGAGTGTCTTCGTATGATGTTCAAAGATATTCAAAGACCATTTGACGACAACTGCCCGACTGAACGCAAAAACTTTTTGAGTTACTCATATGTACTCTACAAGTTCTGTGAACTTCTCTCCGAGGATGATTACTTACAGTACTTCCCTCTCCTCAAATCAAAGGAAAAGCTGTATCAACAAGATGTCATATGGAAGAAAATCTGTCATGACCTCAAATGGGAATTTATTCCTACGGTATAAATTTAGTACCTAAGTTCTTTCACTATTGATCCAAAACACCCCACCATGACGACGACATGGACACCATCTGAAGATTTTCGTCTCGCATTTTTCCAAAGTACATCACCGTGTTGTTCAGATGTACAACGTATAATATATGATACCGTTCTTCCTTTCGAATGTAAAAGAGAAGCAAGAGAGAAACAAAAAAAGAGATTACTACGTATTACCCAAATGCTACGCGATCTCTTCCTCATCGTTTCAGCTATTATATTGGGATTTGGGGGGTGGACACAATACTTAATTAGCACAGTCACTTTTGTAGAAACTACTAATCCAGGTCGTATAGGACTTGTAGATTTTTATAAAAATAATATCATATACTAAATGGCAGTGATTTTTATGCTCAGTACCAATGGGTATCTCAGTCAACATGGATACGTAGATGTCAAGAAAAAGACCAAACTTTCCAGACATCGTGCGTTGATGCGGGTTTTCCGTTCAGGTGAATCACCGTTACGAATATTTCGGAAACTTCATGCACTCGTGATTCTTTTTAAAAACAAGGATCCTAAACTTTCCAAAATTTTTAAAGAGGACAGAGATTGGGTTAAGAAAAAGTTGATGTAGAAAAAAAATATTGAAATATATTAATGTGGTTACTCCTAGGATTAGCACTTTTAATGAACACTCTTGTTGGGAGATTCATATCTAGGGTAAGGGGTGAAGGTTTTGGTGGAAAAATTAGAGATGTTGGATTTGATGTGTTACCAGACCTTACCAAGTATGAAGTACTTCATGATGTGACGTTGATTGTGCCACTTGTTCTTTTGGTTCTTAATTGGAATAAGATTAACCAAAATGGGTACATATCCTTCTTGACAACTATGTATTTCATGAGGGCTCTCTCAAATGTGGTGACCCAATTCCCTCGTGCAAAGTCCAAACCATGTAATGAGGGTAGCCCACTTTCCAACTGTAACGATTATATGTTCTCTGGACACACCACCTTCAATATAGTCACTTCGTACTTCTTGAAGAATGGTATGTTCCCCATTTACCCCATACTTTCATCCCTCACAACAATTTCTACGAGGGCACACTATAGTGTTGATGTTCTTATGGCTTGGATTATCTTTTTCGCACTTAAGTCCAGGATTAAAGGATAAATTACAAACATAAACAATGACATCCAACGACGAACAACTCCTATTCGCACTTTATGAATTTGAAAATGCGCGTCCACGTATACTTTCTTATCTAGAGTGTACACATGAAGATCCAGCGGTTCAGCACTGTGTAGATCAAGCTAAACATCATCTAAAATTGGTGCACGAACTGCTGGAAGGAGCTGTGTTAAATCCGCAGACACATTACGATGATGCTCGTACATTTTATCAAACGCTTTGGAAAGTTCTCCCTCTGATGACTTTACTTCAATCTTTCGAACCTCAACCTCCCGACCCGGTTGAAGAGGGAAGTTCACCAGATACGCTGTCTTCAACCCAGTCAAGTCAAGATATTTTTGAGCTTGTAACTCCATCCCATCAGTCAGAGCCCTAATAGCTTTTAGTTCTACTATTGTAGTGTCATCTATGATAATATCAGCTCTCAATTGTCCAACTACATGACCCCTAAACCTGACCAATATATGTCTCTCAGATTCATATGGAACTCTTTTCTCCCTTAGATACACTTCAGCAGCATTGTGATATACTCTCTCACTGTAACCAGGACCCAGTT